GGCAAAAAGAGCGCGTTTCGGCGCGCGGCGGAGAAGTAGCGGCGTGAAAATCGACAAGATCATTGCCGAAGAACGCATGTTGGCAGTCGAGCGCCAGGTACACGCGATTGTTCCAAAGGGCGCGCAGCGGGTTATCTTGTGCCCCTATTGCCAATCGGAGAACCTGCCCCACGTTCCATTCTGCTGTGAAACGTTGCGCCATGCGGTTGTAACCGTGCTGGTGGCGGATCGGGCGCTGGCGCAGGCGGCTGCTGCAGAGAAAGCGATGCAGAACTGATGGCAACTAGCACGACAGCCCCGCAAGCCGAGCCGGAGCAGGAAGAAGCCGATACGGGCGCGCCTGAGGATCAGGGCGAAAAGTTCGGGGGTGACGGCTTCCCTGAATTGCCGGAGAACTTGCAGAAATCGCTTAAGGGGCTGCTCCGCAAGGCGCTGACCCGCGAGATGTACGCACGCCGGCAGGAAGTGATGGAAGCGCGCCGCCAGCGCTTCTATGACCGTGGTGTTCAGTACATCTATTGGGATTACAACTCCAACGGCTTCGCGGTGCTCCCGAGCGGTGGCTCAGGCTCCCCGGGCGACAATGGCGGGTACGAGGATGTTTACAACATCTACCACCCGTTTCTGCGCTCTCTGGTTGCCGCTGGCACCGCATCGCCTCCGGGCGTTCATATCGAGCCGCGATCAAACAAGACTGCCGACACCATCGGCGCTGAATCGGCGGATCTGTACCGTGAGTTTGTCGAGCAGGCGAACAACATCAAGGACAAGCAGACCGATATTTGGCGGCTATTCTGCACGGATGGGCGTGTGGTTGCGCGAGTTTATAAGGCCGAGCCTGATGTGCAGTATGGCGTGGATGAGGATGGCGAACCGCTTGATGCCGAGTGCATCGAAATCAATGGTGTTCTTGAGACGAAGGTTCCAATCACGCAGAATGACCCGAAGAAATGGCCGTATTGCGTGGTGAGCCGCGAGTATGAAATCGAGACGCTGCAGGAGGAATACCCAGATGCCGTCACGGAAGACGGGGAATCGAAGATTGGCGACTCCGGCGATTCCATGGGCGAGTCAGCTTATGAGCGCATGGCAAGAATTGGAGTCCTGCAGGGAACGCGGCTCATCACAGCCAGCGGCGAAACATGGTCCAACCTTGTCACCAAACACATCGCCTACTTCCGCCCCGGATTCTTCCGCGCCGCCGCGAAAGATGTACGCGATCAACTGAAAGAAATCTTTCCCGATGGCGTGGAGCTGATTGTCTGCGGTGATTGCTACTGCGAATCGCGCAACCGCAGCATGGATGCATTTATCTCCGTCACGCACTCGACACCGGGCGACGGGCAGAATCGCTCCAGCCTGATGCATGACATGGTGGGCCCGCAGGATACGTTCAACGACTGCTGGAACCAACAAAAGGAAATCTTCGACTACTGCATCCCCGACGTGTACATGGATTCGGCCACGCTCGACGCGATGGCGCGCGAGGAGCGCAAGGCTGAGCCCGGAGCGGAAATTCCAGTGGTACTTCAACCGGGCGAATCAATTCAGCAAAAGGTTCTGTTCGGCTCAAACGTCGAGGTTCCGCAAACGCTCATCAACGCGCTGAACACACTTTCTGGGTCACTTGGTCAGATGATTACCGGCATGTACTCGGCGGCGCAGGGCGATGGTGATGAGCACCAGGAGACAGCCAAGGGGCTGACCATCCTCAAGGAATCCTCGCTCGGTCAGGTTGGCATCGCCTGGGGCGCATCCCAGCAGTTGCTTGCCGGAGCAATTGAGCAGTGCATCCGTCTCGCGGCATCGACGCGGGACAGTTCGCAATTCATTCCCGTGCGATCGCAGGGCAGCGACTCGACGGCCAGCAAGCAAGTGGAAATTGCGAACATCCAGAAGGGAAACTGGTACGCGAACGTAGACACCAGCTATCCCGATACGAAGTCGATGAAGCGGGCCATCTTCACCAGCCTTCTGGATATGAGCACTAAATCTCCCGCAGTTGCCGCGATGCTTGCTCTGCCTGAGAATCAGGAGCTTTTCAAGGAGTTTGTGGGAATCGAGGGCTTCGAGGTTCCCGGCGCCGCAGCGGATCTGCAGCAACGCAGGGAAATCGAGACGCTTCTGAAGACAGGGCCGAGCCTGCCGGCTCCCGACGAAGTTATGGCGGCCGTCAAGCAGCAGCTCGCGCAGCTCGCACCACAAGCGATGCAGGCCGCACAAGCACAGGGGATTGCAGCGCCGCCGCCTCCACCGCCGCAGGTGATTGCACAGATGCAGCAGCAGGCTACGCAGGCGCTCACCAAGCCTACCGTGCCGATTGATTCCGTTTGGGACTTCCACCAGCAGCACATCCAGACGATTCAGGACTGGCTAGCCTCGCAGGACCGCTTCGATGAGGAAGCAAAGGGCAATTTCGAGGGTATCGAGAACGTAAAACTGCACGGTATGGCGCACAAGCAGGCACTTGCCGCCGCAACACAGCCACCTGCGGAAAAGCCCCCATCGGTGAGCATTAACTACAAAGACCTTCCCCCGGATGGCCAAGTTGAGGCTGCCGCCGCCGCCGGAATCAAGCTGAATCCCACGATCATGGCCGCTGAGCGAGTGGCTGGTCACATTGCGGACAACTCGAAAGCGCCGCCGCAGGCACAAGCATGAGCGAACGCACAGTAGAACACGAACTTTTGCACCTACTTCAACGATTGGAGAACATCGCTTTCTGCCCCCAGCGCAGAGGATTCATCGGTCGCCTCCGCTGCAACGCAGCTGGAAGCGCTGAATACTACACTCAAGGCCGCAATCCCGGCTCCCCCAGCCGCTTAACCACCCAAAGGAGCACTAAATGCCTGACGAGACAGGAGCGTTAGCCGTAGCCGAGCCGGTTGAGAGCAGTACCGGCTCAGAAGTTGTCGAAAGCACATCAGAGGTTGCTGAGTCTGGCGAAAGTAGCACAGACGCTAGTAACCAAGTTGATTCCTCCGTAGAAAATGAGGGGTTGACAGAGAAAGCGCCCACCAAAGGCAAGATCAACCTTGCCGATGTGGTCAAAAAGTCGTCTGATGCGCTGAAGGCCATCAATCCAGCGCTTCCGGCGGCGTTGCGCACCGCGGCGTTCGAGCAATCGGCACTCTACCGCGAGTTTCCGGGTGGATTGAAGGAAGCAGTTGCGCTCAAGGCCACGCTGGGCGAATATGGCGGCGCTGAAGGCGTAAAAGAGGTTGTCGAAGCCAATCAGGATTACCAAAAGCTCGAACAGCAGTACGAGAAGGGCGATCCAGCGTTTCTGGCGAACCTGGCCGATGCTTCCCCGGCGTCTTTCTCGCAAATCATGCCCGGTGGCCTCGCCAAATGGAAGTCTGTCGATCCCGACGCCTATAATCACGCCCTAGCCCAGGTAATGACCCAGACGCTTGATGGCGCGAACGTTTCGAGCACCCTTGAGGCGATCTGGGAGCGACTGGACGAGAAAACCCAGCCGGAACTGAAGAATGCTGTCGCGTCTCTCTGGAAATCGCTTGACGGCGTCCGCAAGGTAGGCGAGAAGGCTCCTGAGCGTAAGGTTGACCCGCAGAATGAGGCATTGACACGCCGGGAACAGGAATTGGCGCAGCGTGAAGCCAAGGCACTCCTCCAACCCATTGCCAGCGCGGGCCGGCAGCAGATCGCGTCCATTACCGACCGCGAGATGGGCCAAAACTACAAGTGGAGCGAAACCAGCGCCGAAGTGCAGCAAGCAGTGCGGGACCGTGTTCGGCAGGAGGTTATCAGCGCCTCAGCCAAAGACAAGGTATTTAGCCGCGAATTTGACCGCCTCAAGGAGCGCGGCGATGCTGCTGGCCTTGAGCGCCACGTCAAAAACTTCCAGGATCGCGTTACGCCGTCCATCGTGCAGCGCGTGGCTAAGTTGTTTGCTGTTAAGCCGAAAGGCGCAGGTCCAACCATCGTGAAGCCCAAGACGGATGCGGTAGCCGGCAACGGTGCGGCCAAGCAAGATCCGGGCTGGATTCGTCTCTCAGCGCAGCCCAAGCCGCACGAAATTGATAGGCGCAAAACCACCGACGATATGATTTTGGATCACAAAGCAATCGACAAACAGGGACGCAAGGTGATGTGGCCTTGACAAGTAGTGCTAAACTGAACACGTTGCAAAGATGAGGCAAAGTCGTTGCTAGAGGTTTTCTCAGGGGGACCTTCCGTCGAGCCGGAATAAATCTACCCTAGCGACAAAATGCGGCATTGAGCGACCTAAATATCGCGCATGAGGGGATACTCAGCGACCCCACCAGCCTGAGCTGCGATGGCGCATGTGGCGTGAATCTCTATTGAGGTTTCGTCATGGCTCAGGGTACCGTAGCGCAGACATTCGCCCTCCAGAAAGAAAAGGTTCGCCCGCAACTCTCACTCCTGTATCAACTTGACGATACGTTGTGGAGCGAAATCGAAGCGCGTTCAGACGTTGAAGTTGTCCGCTCGCGCCCCACCCGCATCCCGCTTGAGCTTCTGGCCGGCGGCACATTCACCACGAACACCCCGGACGGCGGCGACCTCGGGCTCGGCTCCGCGCCGATCACCGACTTCATGACGCTGGTGCCGACCTACTTCTTCCAGTGCAGCCAGTGGACGAAGCAGGCCGAGATTTCCACCAACGCCAATGAGAAGGCCATCGAGGATTACTCGAAGCTCATCATGAAGCGCGCCATGAAGAACTTCCGTACCTACATGGAAGCAATCTTCACCCAGGGCGCAGGCGATAACCTGCTCGACACCGCAACCTCCACCGCAGCCGCGGGCGCGACCTCGATTCTGGTTCACAACGCGAACCAGTTCCAGGATCAGCAGCCTATCGACGTGTGGACCTCCACCGGCGGAACCTACGTCACGAGCTTTGTGATTCAGTCTGTGGATGCCGCGAACAAGACCTTGTGGCTCTCCGGGCCGCTCGGCGCGCAAGTCACCTCCGGCTATGGCCTGTACGTCAAGGGCTCGGCAGGCGTGGCAAACTCCGGCCTCTTCGGACTCTTCCAAGCCGCAGTTTCAACCAACACCGGCACCGCATTCGGCCTGAGCCGCGCCAGCTACCCTGGCAAGCTCATCATGCCCTACGTTTCCGGTGCCTCGCAGCCCATCACCCCCTCCTACGCCCGCAAGCTGACAGGCCAGATGCAGATCGCACTCGGCGCCACCGCCGCCTACGAACTGGACCTGCAGATCAACATGGGGCCGGATCAGATGGCGGCATGGGAGAACACGGCCATTCAAGTCGCCTCGACCATCCAGAACCAGATCACCGGCGACTCCTCGCAGGACATGCTGAAGCACCACACCCCTAAGACGTTCATGGGCTATCCCATCGTCAACAAGGGTATGGGCAACATCCATGCCAAGCAGGGGCGCATCGACGGCGTGTGCCTCAAGTGCTGGGGGCGCGTCGAGAATCAGCCCATCGACTTCCTTGAGTACGGCGGTCAGACAGTGTTCCCGCAGTACGGGGCAAG